GGGACAAAAACCAGTTGAAAAACGTTAAATCGAAGTTATATGATCCAATTCAAACTCTTTAAACTGGTCTTGAAGCTTTGACCCTACAAGATAACCAAAATAAGAAGTACATCAGCTGGCTAGAAAAGAAGGTAAACGACTTGAAGTAAGACAAGCAGCAACTAACACAGGAGAGAGATAGTCTTTTTTAGAGGTTGGAAGATTAAAGAAAACCAAGGCAACAAACAAATAATAAAGACACACCACACATCCTTTATTGCAAGAACCAAGCTTCTGATCGCTTGTCGGACGTGCTGTACCTGGAACAGCCGAACCAGGCGCCCGAGTGGCAACGGGCTATGTGAAGACGTGGGGGGAAGGAAGAAAGACGCAACTACGCCTAACACACTCTGCAACAGCGCCGATCCCGTTCCGACAGTCCGCAACCATCCCGCGAACCATATCAGAAGTCAAATCAAACGCGACAACCGCGGCATTGATGTCATCGTCCTCCCAATCCGTAAACTGACCGATACTGCCTAGCACCTCCTCCATGTCAACCATCTCGTTACGCACTGACCAGGATTCGTTCATCGCAGTCGGATCGACAGTGAAGCCCACAACTGAGCCCACTCCCAAAGCGACCGCTCGCGCCAAATCAGCGACCAACGGCACATTCTTCCAAACACCGAGGTACCCACAACAAACCGAGAAATGATGGCGCCAGTCTGGACGACCAGCGATTCTCCTCGTCACCACGGAAATGCGACGTATAACATCAACAGGCTGCTTGACATAGATCCTCTCTCGCTTCGACTCAAAGCTGTACAAACGACAGAATGGCAACTTCTTAACATCAGAGTGTTGCGCTTCGAACACGAGTGGTACTTTGAGTATTACCTCAAAGACCTTTTCAAAAACTCGCATTCCGCAATGACCCTGGAAATCAGAAGCAACGCCGCCATATGAGACGAGACGCTTGATATGATCGTCATCAATTAGACTATTGGAAAAACCAGCAGGCAACAACACATAAGCATCATCACCCGCAATATACGTACGCAGCGGTATCCGCAGCAAGTCACAGGCCATCTTGAGCAGTATGTACATCAAAGACTGATTGTCAAAAGAAGTGGCGGCAGTACCAGACATACGCATAGGCGGTAAAACCGCGCGAAAACCGCGGTCCCGTATGGTAATCTTTTCCTGCGATGGATAGACCAGGTCGCGCACCCAGCCATAGATGGAATCATCATCTCCCCTCTCTCTTCGAATGATAGCCAAATTGACCCTACGCATGATAGGCAAATATGGAGCCTGTCTGGACTCATAAGCCTTGACATCGATCTTCAAAGCAATTGATCCTTCACCTAAGTTCGACAGGCGATCCACAGTTTCCCAAACCATACGTAAATCATGACCACCATTGAATACGGGGATACCACAAATCTTGATCGTCTTCTTTCCGCGTGCCATGTTGGCCAACGCCACCCCTTCAATGGCGTTGGGCAAAAGGTTGGTTTGACCGGGAAAATCTGGGCTCACAAACACCTGGGGTTGGATGCCACGCGGACGGACAGGCGGATGAAAAGGCCTACCGTTGGCATCACATTTTAAATGCTTGAAGCTGTTACCGGCTTTGTCCCAATCGGTTAAGACTGGAAAACTCCGCCGCATACAAGCTTCAGCATCCCCAAGCTCATCCTTGACGAATGAAGCAAACCTCACTGAAATCTCGTTCTTACCACCATTCACCTTCACGTACTCGATGTTACCCTTGAC